TGCGCCGTTGCCGGACGATATCGCTCTCCCGACCCCGCCGGCGCCGGCGCCGCCGTCTTCTGCATCGTCTGAACCGGATTGTTCCACGGGTCGCGGACCTGCACCTGCCCACCCAGATCGCGATCCGTCTGCTTGAACGCGTCAGGCCCGCCGAACGCCAGCAATTGCGTCAGGCGCTCGTCCGTCAACCCGCCCTGCTGGCCCATCTCCTGCAGCTTCTGCTCGGCCTGCGGCGTCGCCCAGGGCGTGCCCTGGAGCGATTGCTGCAGCATCTGCAGGCGCTGCATCGGATCAGGAACGCCGCGCAGCGGGCCGGCGAGATTGGCCAAGCCGGCGAGGCTCTCCGTCGCGCGCTTGCGCGCCTCGCCGTCCATGCCCTGCAATTGCGACGCCACGTCGATGCGTCCGCCGCTCATCGCGCCCTGGATCGCGCCCTGCGGGTCAGTCGCGAACGCCTTGCCGTAGCCGGCCACGTCCTGACGATCGGCCTGCTGATTGAGCGCGCCATAGCCCTGGTAATCGCCCACGCGCAGCAGCGCATTGGCGCCGCCCTTGAAATCGCCAGAGCCGGCCGCCTTCGACGCCGTGTCGAGCGCGTTCTGCTTTTCGCGCTCGGCTTTCAGCGCATGGCCGGCATTGTAGCCGAGCAGGAAATTCTGAAACCCGTCAGCCATAGAAGGATGTTCCGCCGGCTGAATTGTTACGCGTGAACAACGAATTTGTCGGCTTCTTCAATTGGCCTGCGCCCCAGCCCAGAAAGCCCAGCGCGTTATCCACGCCACCCGCGCGCGCCTGACCGGCGCCGAGCGTAAGCTGCGTCTGCGCATTTGATCCAGCCGCCAGCGTATTCGCCGCGCCATTGGCGAAATTCATGCCGCCAGATGCGATGCCGCTGTCAGCCGCGAACCCCGTGTCGGCGACGCCGCCCAGCGCGGTAGTGTATTTGTCGAACGCGCCGCCTTGCTGTTCTTGATTCCAATCGGCCGCCGCGCGCGCGGTCTGCCCGGAAAAGACGCCCTTGCCGGCGGCGCCCTGCGTCGAGAAGATCGCGTTGACGCCGCGCTGCGCGCTGTCCGCCGCCGTCTTGGCGTAAGGCGACGTGCGGAACCCGTCCATCGCCTTGGCTTGCGCGTCGGCCCCGCTGATGGCGCCGGTCGCGCCGGTGCGTGGCGCATCGGCGGGGCTGCCGCTTTGCGCGTAGTGAATTTTCGCTATTTCTTCCGGCGTCCGCCTGTTGCCAGCAGGATCAAACGTAGACCTCGGGTCCGCGATTACCGCCGCGACGTCTGGCCGTTGCATGTAGGCTTGCCAGTCAATCCCGCCCGCCGACGCCTCGCGCCCACCCAGCCCAAACAGCGCGTTAAGCTCCGCGCGCGCCGCGCCGCCTTCCGCGGAATAGGGCTGCAGGCGCTTCTCGGCGTTCTGCTGTGCGTCCCTCTGAAGCTGCAGCTGCTGCGCCGATGACGCCGCCTGTTGATTGCTCGCGCCTTCAATCGCGTCCGCCTGCTGATTGCCGGAATAGATCGAACCGGCAATGCCGGCGCCGGCCACGGCCACGGCTACCCAAGACATTTGAGCGCCTCGGCCTCCAGCACGTCATGCGACGGCGCGATCAATATCTCTTCCAGTTTGTCGAGATCGGTTTCGGCCGTGCCGTGGATCGTCGTCCAAACCGTATCTTCGTGCGCATAGCCGACGCGCTTCGTGCCCGGCTGCGAAATGATCGTCGCCGGCGCCTTGATGCGCTGCAATCCATGCTCCGTCAGAACCGTGATGTCGCCTTGGCTGATGATGTTGAGATGCACCGTGCGATGTATTTTGCCAGTCAGTGTCGCGCCCTTGGGAATCGTAATCTCGCGCGCATAGAGGCCGTCTGCGAAATAATGCTTCGGTTCGATGACAATCTGCGGCATCGCGCGCATCGCATCTTCAAGCCGATCGATCTGCCCCCGCGTCACCTGGCGCGAGGCGTCAATCTCGACGAGATCAGCCATCAGAGGGCGGCTCGATTTCCGGTTCGGCCACGCTGAGCTTGGGCCGGCCGCGCTTGACCTCCGCGCCAGACACCGTGAACGCCGCGCTCGCGCGCAGTTTCGCCAATTGGCTTTCGGACAGATCCGATACATCGACCGCCGCGCCAGCGGGGAATGTCTTGCCGAATACAATCGTCTCGCTATCGCCATCGGGCTCGCCGGCCCAAGTCGCTGTCGTCATCAAAAATACTCCGCTGTCGTCGGGTTTTCGGTCTTCTTGTTGGCCAGCAGATCGAACAGCGCGCGTTCGGCGCGCATCCATGAATCGCGATCGAATGTCGCGCTGGAGTTAAATTGCGCCGTCAGGCGCACCTTCATGCACTGCGCCAGCGGCTCCGCGATGCGATCCGGTATCGCATCAGCCGACCAATTGGCGATTGCGCGCTCAAGCAATTCCGCGTGGTAGAAATCATATGCCTGCTGCACGAGCGCATTATCCTGAGCCTCGCTGGCCTCGCCCGCGCCAATGACGTTCAGCCGCATCAGGACCAGTTCGGCGAACTCGGATTTGTTCATGAGAAGGCGGGGCGGCCGTTTCCAGCCGCCCCTTCTCCGTTAAGCGGCGATGAGGGTGGGATCGACCGTGTAGAAGATCGCGCACGACATAGAACCGGCGGCGAACGTCGCCGCCGTGGCGACGCAGGTGAATTGCACCTTCGTCCGCTTGGTGAAGAACGGGAATATCCCGCCGATCAACGCGTCGCCGCCGAGCCACATCTGATTGGTCGCCACGCGATTGATGTTGCCGGTAGCGAACGCATCGCCCTTCCAGACGCCGAAATTACCGAACCCATCGGGATCGGCGGCGTCATACGTTCCGGCGCCGCCATTGGCGGGCCATCCAAGGTCCATGTCGAGCGTTTCAGAGCCCGCATTGGTGTCAAGAATGGCGGCGTCAACCAAGCCGCCTATCACGACCGCGCCAGCCGGAAGAAAGCACATGTCGTATGTGTCAGAGGCGACCGGATTGGCCGCCACCGCGATCGTGCCGCGCGCAACACTGAGCACGCCCGCCGCGGCATAAGCCGCGGCGGGAACGCCAACGAGGCCGCGGGATGCATAAAAAGCAGTCATCTGCGTACCCCTTACGAATCGGCGGCGGCAGCGAAAAACGCCGTCACCATGCCGTGTTGCTTGCCGTTGAACGCCATCTTCTTGACGCCGAGGAGTTCTTCGATCGCCACGCCCGGACGGAACGAATAATCCTTGTCACGATCGGTGCGCGGGGTTGGCTCCTGGCCCCAGGCAATGGCCGCAGCTTGCTGGCCGCACACGAACACCGGCCGCACATCGCACGGGCCAGAGCCCGCGCCGTCGAGGCTGTACGTGCCGCCAGCATTGGTCGCCACGATGTCGATTTCCGGCACTTCGCGGTGGATGATCCCGTCATAGATGAGATCGCCGTCCTGAAAGAGCGGATTGCTCTCGACATCACGCGGACGCGCCTCGCGGTTCGCCTGCGTCATCGTCGTATCGGCCTTCAGATCGCGAAACGTCCGCGACCCGTGGAACGCCACGTAGAATTCCTGGCCGACCTTGGACTTGTACGGACGAATGTGCGGGTCCGCGAGCTTCGCCATGCGCTTGGCCAGCGACATGGCGAGAACCGTGCACTTGTCGGCGCTGGCGTCGATATTGGTGCCCAGCGCGGTAGCCCAGGTCGCCGAATAGTTCGATAACGTAGCCCCGAACAACAGCCGATCCTGGTTGGCCGCCGCATAGGCATTACGGTTGGCCGTGCTGGAATCGCCCATGAGCACGGTCGTATTGCCGGTGGTCACGAGAGACATCAGCGCCTTGATCACGTCATCGCGCAGCTTTTCCGATTCCCAATCTTTCAACGCGTCGCGCGCGGCGTTGAGCAGATCGATCTCGGTCTTGTAAGACGTGCTTTTCGGCACCCGCACGCCGTTGCGGCGCCAATCGACGGAGATCGGGCAATTGTAATTGCCCAATTCCTCTTCATTGCCGTCCAGAACTTCAGCGCCGCTGACGCCGGTTCCCTTCAGCCGCGTGATCAGCGGCATGTTGATGGTCTTGCCGGCTTCCTCTTGCAGCTCGTACTTCATCATGATGATGGAGTTGGAAGCCCGGCCCATATAGCCGCGAAAGCCGCTCTCTCTGATGTATTCGGAGAAATAGCTGGAGAGCCACTTCTGTTTCTCCGAGGCCGAGGCCAGGGCAGTTTCTGTCATTTACGTTATCCAAATTCGGCGTCGAACGCCTGGCCCGGCCCGCTTGGCGTCGTGCCGCTGCTTCCACCGGAAGACGGCGTTGACGCGATCGAGCGCGGAGGGGCTCTCGTCGCTGGTTGCTGAGAAGCCGCAACATCTTCCCGCTCTGCGGCGGCAAGTTCTGCGGCGCGTTTTTTCGCCCATGAATCCGGATCGCTTGGGTCGAAGCCTTGCTCGTAGAGCGAGCGCAGCCTTTCGCCCTCAAGAAATCCCTTGAAGTTTTCCATGAGCGTTTCGTACGGAAATCGAGAGTTCTGAACCTCAAACGCGAGGGCCGGATCGTTCGCCTGCTGAAACCATTTTTGCGCCGCCGAAACAGCCGGCGCGCCGTAAGCCGCCCGCGCCGCCGCCTCGTGAGCAAACAGCATGTCGTTGCGTACGCGGTCGGCCTCGCTCATCTCGCCTTGCGGTTCCGGCTTCGGCTGATCGCGCGGCTGTTGGCGCTCAAACGCCTCCAGCTTCGCTTTCGCGTCCGCCAGTTCCTGATCACGAGCCGTGAGCTTGGCTTGGAAATCGCGCCGCAGCCCGGCGATCGCGGACGGCTCAGGGGCCGGTGCGGCCTCTGTTTGCTGTCCGCCCTCAACGGGCGCTGCTTCGGTGATGGGTTCGACAGGCGCAACGGCGCCGGCCTCGGGCTCAATGCCCTTCAGCTCCTCTAGATCGTTCATACGATGTGTCCTTGTGATCGCCCGTATCGACGGCGGCCCGGTTCCTCAGCGCCCTTCAGAGACGGCGGCTCTCGTATCGCCCGTTGCCTCGCGGCGCCCGGCGGCGGGATTCTATTGTGGCGGCGCGCCCATCGGCGGCGGCGCGCCAATTTGTGCGTTAGGCAGCGGCGCACTCATCGGGATCGGCGCCGGGCCAGGCGCACCGGCGCCAGCGATCACGCCGGATTCGATCTGTGTCTTCTGCGTCTGCGCGCCCTTGAGCAGCGCATTGGCTTTCAAATCATCGGCCTTGGCCAAATCCATCGGCTTCGGCTGACTCATCGCCTCGCGCTGCTTCTGGATGCCTTCGATCAGCTTCTGCTTGTTGCGCAAGCCAGGCGCGGCTTCGATCAGCACTTCCGGCGGGATCGGCAGGCCCTTGCCCGCCAGATCGGCCAGCAGCGCGAATTGCTCGTGCTGCTGCGTCGCCTGTTCGGCCGAAACATCGACGATCACGTCCATGTCCAATTCCATCAACCTGTTAGCCATCAGCGGCTGACCCGTGCGCGGATCGCGCATCGGAAAACCGTTCGCGTCTAATTGCGGCTCGTTGATCTTCGTGAAATCGGTCTTGCCGATATCGTCCGTCACCCGCACGAACCGCGGCATGGTCCAAAACTGCTTCGCGCGCCACCAGCACTGCGTCAGGATGCGCCGCTCCCAATCGGTCAACCCGCCAAACGGCGCCGCAAGTTCGGTCAGCCCGGCATTTTGCTCCGCCGTGATCGCCTTGCCGCTCTGCTGGTTGCCCGATCGGCCGACGATGCCAGGCGTCGGGCTAAGCCGCGCCATCTGCTCCATCGAAAGCTGCAGCAATTGAAACTGCCCAGCCACTTGATCAGTGACCGGAATAACGCCGAAATCCTTGCCCCACTCACCGTGATTGATCTCGACATGCCCGTCCGGCTTGGCCAGCTCGGACTTCACCTTGTCAACGCCGTCTTCGCCAACGGCAGATTTAGAACCAAACGTCTGACGCACATTCAGCATGTGCAGCAGCTTCGATTCGCGCTTGTTCACGCCGTCCTGCGGGCTCTTGAGATTGCGCACCGCGCCGTACGGCATGTTGTCGCGATCGCGCGCGAACGCCTCTAATTCCATCGGGCAGACCGGCTTGCCCTCATCGTCCTGATAATCGCTGTACCCGGACTCTAGCTCGCCGCCGGCCACGAACACGCAGCGCGCCCAGCCGTCGCCCTCGCGATGGTACATCTCGACCACCAGCAGCCGCTTGCGGCGCTTGTCGGTCCAGCCTGGCCACGGCCGATCCTCGAACGATTGGCTCAGCGTGATGGGCGCTTCCAGGCTATTCTGCACCACATCGGCGGCGTCGGACCATTTGCGCTTTACCTCGTCCTGATCCATCCATTTCGCCACGCCCATGTAACGCGCGTCGCTGAAATCGCTTTCCTGGCTGTACGGATCGTAAAACACTTCCCGATACGACAACCGCCGGATCAGCACTTTGAAGTCGATCTTGTCCGGCTCGACCTCGATGATCGCGCCGCACACGCCCTCAATGAAATAATCGTATGCGGCTTTGACCTTCAGCCGATCCAGCCGATTGCTGTCGCCGATGAAGCGCAGCACCTTGGTGACCGTCTGCGCGCCCTCTTCATCGGGATCGTTGCGCGGCAGCCCCTTCGGATCAGTCTTGGAGCGCTCAACCACGCCGACCGTGCCTTCGATCGCCACACGCACGAGATTATAGGTCTGCGTCGGCTGCTTGCGCCGGCGCAGCGTGTTCCTTTCCTCTGTCGTCCATTGCTTGCCGTCGAAATAGTCGCGGTCATCCTCGGCCGCCTTGCGGCAATCCTCAAGGATGTCGCGCGCTTCCTCGAACCATTTCTTCAACTTGCTCAGGTCGGCCTTGTATTCCGGCTCAGGAGCGCGCGCCCGCGCATGACCCGGCGCCGCGAGAGCATTTTGCTGCCGCGGTGCGAAGTCGTAGACATTGGCCATCTATACAGTGCGCCAGGACTCGTCTTGGCGTTCGGGGCGCCAGCGATCACGAGGAGCCGGCCGCCCGGGCAGCGGCTTCACCCACGGCCTCGACATGCACGCATAGCGCCCTTCATCGGGCGCGTGATCCTCACCATCGCTGTCCACATCCTCCGCTCTGTGCGTGTCATGCTGCAACGACGGCAGCGTTCGGTTGAAGTCCTTGCAAAGCTCCGACGAGACCAGCATCGGCCGCTCATCCGCTTCGCCATCGATGCGATCACGCATCTGATCCCAGCCGCCGACCGCGCCCTTGCTGGCCACGCGCTTATTGTCGGCTGGGCGGAATAGCACCTTCTCGCGCGCCATACGCTCACCGATCGACGGCCCGCCGTTCTCCGCGAAAATCGCCGGGTCGCCGACGCGGTAATCAATCTTCTCGCCCGCCTCCACGAGAAGAATCGCATGAGCGACCTGTTCGGCGCTCAGCTTCAGCCCCTCGTTCGGCTTGCCCGGCTGCATGCCGTAATTTTCGCGATAGCGGTACAAACCGCCGCGCGGCAGGATCATTGGCTCGCCCGTCTGCGACACAAACGGCGCATCCTCAGACGCCACGGCCCACAGCCCGTAGCTGTATGGCTTAGCCGATCCCCAATCGAACGAGCCGAAGCGCAACCAATGCTGCGGCGGCGCAAAGTGCCGCGCCACGTTGCGCGTCGCACTCCAGCGATCGAAGAACGCGCCTTCGATGATGTCCCAATCACCCAGCAACCACGCGCGCACAAGCGCCTTAGAGCCAGCCTGCTGCAGGCGCGCGACATACATCGGGTCATTGACCAGAAGTTGCGGATTGTCGCTCAGCTTCGCCGGGATGAAGATTCGGCTCTCAACGATGTCCTGATTGGTGAATGGATTTTTGAACGTCTCACGCACAATCGTCCACGGACCAGGATCAACATAACGCGCCTTGACCCAACCATGGCCGGGACCGCCAGGATTGAATGTCGCCCTAAAGCCGCACGGCACGCCATGCGGGCTGCGCAGCGTCGCCTTCAGCTTGTTGATCGGATCAGGGCTGGCAAATTGCGCCATCTCCTCGACATACACGCGCGTGTAGCTGTGGCCTTGGTAATTCTGCGCGTCCTCGTCGCGCTCCAAATAACGAAACCGCACCGTCGCCCCGGATGGAAAGGCGAACTCGCTTTTCTGCTCTCGCCAGCGCGCACCAAGAGGACGAAACAAATCCTTCGCCCGCGCAATCGTGTCCTCAAGATCAACCAGCTTGCGGCGAATGAACAGCCCACGCGCATGTTTTCCATAGCGCGCCTCGTGGATAATCCACTCGCCAAGAGAGCCGTCTGTCTTGCCGCCGCCGCGCGCGCCGCCATAGCCGACCTCAAAGATCGGGCACGTCACATATGCGTGTTGCGGGCCAGCTTGCGGCGCCCAGACTAATTCAACAGGGGCTGATGCGTCGTACGCCATTCGTCTTCCGACAGCGGGCGATCGCTAAAAACGCGGTGCGTGTTGTCGCCTCGAAGTTCGATTTCCTGCTGCTTCGCATGCACGTAAGGCGCAGCGGCCAACGCCATTTGATCCCGCCTATCGTTATCGATTGCAGCGTCTCGCATGATACGCAGCATGTATTCTAGCGGCGTCTCGCCATCGCCAGCGCGCTTAATCGCTTCTTCGGTGATCTTCGTTCTGGCGCCCTTTGGGCGCCCTGCGCCCTCGCGGGGGCCGCCATGATTAGCCATTTTGAAATCTTAATTTCATTCAAGCCGCTACCACCCATAATCGCTGCGACGCCCGCCGCGATCCAGTTCCGTCCACTCGAAACGACCAATCCAAACGCGCCCATCGTCAGCCGTAAGCGCAATGTCGGTGAATCCTTCACCGCTCGCCTTGAACTCGAACACGCCGCTGACGGTCGCCTCGTCCGTGATCGTCATGCCATTCGGGCTCGCCGTCGCACTCGTGAGCGCTGCGTCGCCAAGCCAGGGATCGGCGTCGATGGAGATCGCCTCGATCGTATTGGCGAGCCGCGCAATCTTGAACACGTCGCCATCCTTGGCGCAGTCGCCGCGCGCAGCGGCCTCGCCCTTGTCGTTAAGGAGGAGGGAGATCATTGGCCGCGTCCCGCAGCGCACCGGCGATCCGCTTGGCCTCGGATGCGTTCATGCTCAGCGATGTCATCGCGCCGCCGGAAAACACCGTCAGCACCACTTCGTTGTTCACGATGGCGACCTCTACCGAGACCTTGGCCAGGCGCGGCGCTTCTAGAAACAGATAGGTGCTCACCCGTCACGCCCCGATCATCCCATGCGCGGTCAGATCAGTAATCAGCGCCGCGACCTTTTGCGAGAGCAGCTTAAGCGCGTCGTCCGTCGCTTGCGCTTCCGCCTGGACGTAGCCGACGCTGGCTGTAAGCCCGGCATAGGACGCGTAGGCCGTGCGGCTCAACGTGCTTGAAGCCGCGCCCCAGCCTGTTGCGCGCGCGCCAACCACCTTCACGCCCGCCACGCTGTAATATTTGCCGGTGAGCGCGTTGAACCCGTCCTTGGTGAACTCGATCCAATCGGTCATCGCCGCGCCGGCGATCATGCCGGCGAACACCCACTTGAAATCCTCGCTCGCCGCCGTGGCGTCGGTGATTTCAATGCGCCAAGCGCCGGCGATTTCATTGTTGCCGGCGGCCGTCTCGATCGTGAAACGGCACCCGTAGCCAAGGCCAGCGGCGGGAACGCCGGAACTGGTGAGCTGCGTGTCCTCGTATTGCACCGCGTTCGTGTTGGCGGTCTCAAACGCCTTCGGCACCTGCACGAGAGCGCCGAACAGGTCGCTGATCAAGACGCCCTTGGTTTCACCCGCGCTCAAATCATCGAGCGCAAGCACATCGGCGCCCGCAAGCGTGGCGCTCGTCAGGCGGTTGGGTAGCGCGGATGCGGCGGTCATTTAGACTCGGCGCGCTCCTGCTTGCGTTTCAATTCGCCCTTCAGCGCCGCCACGAAGGCGTCCGTCGCCTGCCTTGACGGCGGCGGCACATAAGCAGGCTCGCGCGCCTCAGCGGCGAGCAGCGCGGTGAATTTCATGTTGTGGGGTGTCCTGAAATGGAAAGCGCGCCGGCGGAGATACCTCCGGGCGCGCCAATCAACTCT